AAACTTCGGATATTTGAGAGCTACGTCTTCTCCGGCAGTTAGCTCGCCCTTGTTATTAAAAGACCCTATAGGACCCCCTAGAGCGCTCCCTAAGGCGTTTCTAGCTTGATGGAGGTTCACGATATAGCTGTACTCTAAAACGGCTTCCTCGTAGTGATTATAGACGTTCTTGGCCGTCAATTCAATGTCAAGAATGTCGCCACCAAGTCTTTTGTAAGTAAAAGCAACTTGAGATTTAGCACCCGCAATAAAAGCAGATCCCGTGTAGTAACCAATTGCAAGAGATCCAGTTATTGCAGCGTCTGTATCGCTTGATGTAATAGGCAATGTAATTGCCGATGTTGTTGATGTGGGTGTTAAATCAGGAAATGCCATAGATAATCCTCCGTCCAATTAATTAGTTTGAAAAAAAAGAAACCTCCGACGACAAGCACCGGAGGTTAAAGGAGGTACATGAATAACAAACTTAATCTTCTTTTTTAGTTTCAGTCTTTTTCTTTGAAGAAGCTTTCTTTTTTGCCTCGGCTTCTTTCTTTGCCTTGGCTTCGGCTTCTTTCTTTGCCTTGGCTTCGGCTTCAGCTTTTATCTCGGCAAGACGATTTTCTTCTGCTAGCCTTTGTGCTTCGGTTTCAGCTTTAATTCTTTCTTCTAGTGCTTTTAGTCTTCTTAATTTTTTCTTTAGTTTCATATATCACCTCATTTTAATTAGTTGTTGATTGAAAGAAATGCTCTTGGTCATTGACCAAGAGCACAATATAGTGAAAATAGATAATTACATATTAGGTTTTATCATTTCCATCAAGCCCACGGACGACAACAAGACCGTACATATCTGGACGAACCATCTTCTTCGCATAGCGAGTCATTACACCTTTGCGAGGAACAAAGTCTTCTGGTCCAAAGATCGTTGGAGTTGTTTGCAACGGAACGTATGGAGCGTATACATATCCACTTTCAAGGAAAGAAGAACCGATACGAGCAACCAAAAGAACGTTACGTGGGAAGTAAGGGTCAACGATAACGTCGAACTTACGGTTCAAAGAACCAACCTTAACAGCACCGATGTCACCTTTGTCAGCGTCAGCAGTTACGTTTGCGCGGAAACCAGCAGTAAACTCAAGGATGTTTGCAACTTCAGGAGAACAAACAACATGAGTAGCGCCACCACGCAAAGTTTTTCTGTGGATCTGAGCAGAAACGTCATTGATTGTTTCAATCAAAGTCTCATACCATTCAGAAACAGTACCAGTGAAGTCAGGAGCTGTAGTTGGATTCAAGTCAGCACCAGTCAATCGGTTTACAAACATACCAGGAGAGCGAGACCAGTAGAAAGTAGCAGCAGTTGCACCATTTACAAGGTCAGCAAGAATCTCACGATCGATTTCAAGAGCAATTTGCTCAGACAAGATAGAAGTCAACTCAACCTCAGCATCAATGTTGTGGTAAGCATTCAAGTCTTGACCCAATTCTGGAGTCCACTTTGCTTTCAACTTTTTGGTTTGAGCTGTGATAGCGATTGAATCAACCTTGATGTCAATCTCTGGAATATTTTCGTTTCCTTCGAGAGGATATGAAAACCCTACAACAGCACCACGACCGTTAGCAGTTTCACCGATTCCGTCTTTGGCTGGCATTATGATTCGACCTGCTGCAATAGCATTCGCATGCACAGTTCCTGTATCTGCGGTTGCACCGGCTGTTGGGATAGTAAATACAAATCTGATTGCTTCATTACTAGTCAAAGAGTCACCAGCAGCAACTTTTTGAGTTAAACGACGAATTTGAGCCATATCTGTAATATTTGAAACATCAGTGATATCAGCTACCATGTCAGCAGTTGAATGAATGAAAGCAGATAAATTATCAAAATCTGGTGTTCCTTCTTGAACTGCCAAAGCACTTTTGTCGATATCAACAACAACAACTTTGAGAGTGCTATCTGTAGACGCTAATAGATCAGCATCGTATTTGATATATTTTGAATTAGTTGCGCTGACTGCCCCATCTAATAAAAAGATAGCAGAATAAGCATTTGCAGCTGGGACTTCAGAACTAGACCCTGTTGGCGACGCAAAGGCATAACCAACTTGGCCGTCGCGACCTGGACCTGAGAAGCCTGCTCCGTCTGATCCGACCAAATTAACGCCACCAGTGATTTGGGAAGCCAATCTATCTGTACCGTAAATAGATTCAAGGTTGGCATTCCCGAAACGCGAACGACCAGAAGAATCACCACTTGTTCCCAATCCAGCACCAAAAGTGAAGTCAAGGAAGAAGATCAAACCAGATGGCAAAGACATCGGTTGAACACTTACAAGATCGTTAGCAATCAAACCAGCAAAAACACGGCGAACGATTGGGAAAGCTACAGCAGCAAAACCTTCAACGTTTCCACCGTCCATTGAGTTAGATTCTTTCAACAATGACTTAGCTTGGTTTTCAAGCAATACAGCCATGTTTTGTTGTTGAGCAGCATCCAAGCCTTCCAAAAGACCAGTTTGAGCCCACTTGTTCAAAAGAGCGGCACCTTCGTTTTGCATATTGCGGTTTACGATGCCCTCTGTTAGAGTTTCGATAATAGACATTTTTAAATCTCCTTAAATTATTTTTTAATGCCCGCAAGACGTTGCATCATGTCCTTCATAGGATTATCAGCGGTCTTGCTTTCGTTAATGTTTTGTCTCGTGTTCAGCATAGAACTTAAGTTCGATCTTCTGTTGACTGACTCGCTAAGTGATTGTGGACCTTTATTGCTGTTAGGCGTCGATCCCACTGTAGCTTTGAGTGTCTCATGAAGATTTTTAGCTTCCTTCGGAGACTCCGCATTCGAGATGGCTTCGACAATTTTAAATTTTTGTCGCTCATTCAAAGAG